GATTGACGTAGGTAACATGCCTAGCCACATGGCCATGGCGTTTGTAGAACGTGTAAAGAATGAAATGCATCAACGTCGTATTCCCACATATGGCGGTGGTGGCCAAAATATCATGGACAGCAGCTATAATCCACTTAGTATCAACGAAGATTTCTTCTTTCCAGTGGGTGTAGATGGTCGTGGTAGCTCAGTAGATGTCTTACCTGGTGGACAAAATCTTGGTGAAATTGACGATTTAAAGTATTTTAACAACAAAATGGCCCGTGGTCTACGTGTACCTTCAAGCTATTTGCCCACAGCACCAGACGATTCCGATCGTGCCATGCAAGATGGTAAAGTGGGCACAGCACTTATTCAAGAGTATAGATTCAATCAATATTGCGAACGACTGCAAGCATTGATCATGCAAAAGCTAGACGATGAATTCAAAATGTTTTTGCGTTGGAGAGGATTTAATATTGATGCTGGACTGTTTCAGATCAAGTTTAATCCACCTCAAAACTTTGCAAGTTATCGTCAAGCTGAACTAGATACTTCACGTATCACAGCATTTACTAGCTTAGAAGCATTGCCTTACATGAGCAAGAGATTCTTGTTAGAGCGTTTCTTAGGATTATCAGAAGACGAGATCCAGCAAAATTCCAAACTCTGGAAAGAAGAACGTTCAAAGCCTGAACTAGAAACGTCACAAGGTCAAGATCTACGCTCAGTGGGTATTACTCCTGCTGGTTTAGAAAGCGATGTATCAATGGGTCAAGAGATGGCAAATATCACACCAGCAGGTCAAGAAGGTGCTCCTGGTGCAGCACCAGGTGGTACAATTGGAAATACTCCAGCAGCTCAGCCTCCAGGGGCAGGTGCACCAATTCCGGGTGCTGCATAAATATATCATGATCCTCAACGAGCTTTACGAACGTAGTCCCAGCGCATATCAAGATGTAGCAGCTGATAACACTCAGCCTCACCTTGGACAATTGCGCAAGACCAAGCTCACACTCATGCAATTGAATAAATTGCGAAGAATGAATGATACCAGAACTTTTGAGTATAATGAAAAGCTAAAAGACATTAGAACTCAATATGCACCGCCAGCAGCTCCAGCAGCGTAATATTTTTGTCTTAATTGACAAAAAATCAGTCATAACTGGCATATTTTTCTCTTAAATTGTAAATATAGATATACATTTTGCCGGGTGGCAAAATTAACGAATATCTATAGGAGCCAGTTAAATGAGTAAAAATCAGTTTGAAAAGTTGATTGAATATGTGATCAACGATGAAGATGCAAAAGCCAAAGAACTTTTTCATCAAATTGTAGTCGCCAAGAGTCGTCAGATCTATGAAAACATCATGCAGGATGAAGAATTAGAAGAAGACAATGCCATGGGTGAAGAGCCTGACGAAGTTGACATGGGCATGAGCGAAGGTGACGAATTGGGTGGAAGTCAAAGCGGCGACATGATTGACGATGTAGAGACTGAAGAGTCTGGCATGATGGAGGCCGACGACGATGTAGAGTTTGATGATGAAGCAGAAGACGACGGTGAAGACTTGACTCGCGACATGGAAGACGAGCACGACATGGGCGACGACGAAGCTGCTACAAAAAGCGATGTAATGGATCTAGCTGACAAGTTAGACGACCTCATGGCTGAATTTGAGCAAATGATGGACGGCGGCAATGACATGGGCGATGACGATATGGACGGCGGCATGGGCGATGACATGGACGACATTGAAATTGATGCTGACGAATTTGAAACCGAAGGCATGATGGAAAATGTTGATCTCAAAGCTGCTCCAAAACCAGTGACTTCTGAGCCAGCAGGCACTAACACCAAGTCTACAACTGCATTTAACAGCGGAGCAACCGGTATGGCAGCTCACCCTGTGCGAGCAGGCAAGAACGAAGGTGGTCACCACGACACTGCTGCTTACAAGAACACTACTAAAGATCTAATTGGCAAAGTTGGTAACTCACCTGCACAAGCCAAACAAGATTTGAAGCCTGCAACCAAGCCACACTTGGGTCAAGCTGCTGGTGTGAACACACGCACACCATTTCCACATGGCAAGTAATCTGCAATGAAATACTTACAGGAACATCTAAACTTCAACCAAGCCAAGATTCGCGTGTTGGTTGAAGATGGTCCTGACGGCGCAGGAAAAACATTGTATATGGAAGGTATATGTATTGAAGGCGGAGTAAAGAATGCCAACGAACGTGTATATCCTGTAAATGAAATTGGCAAAGCTGTTCACAGTATTAATGAACAACTGCGCGAAGGTTATTCAGTGCTGGGTGAAGTAGATCACCCTGAAGATTTAAAAATCAACCTAGACAGAGTCAGTCACTGCATTGAAAAAATGTGGATGGATGGCCCTGCTGGTTACGGTAAATTAAAAATATTACCTACACCAATGGGACAACTGGTCAAGACCATGTTGGATTCAGGTGTAAAACTCGGAGTTTCGAGCCGTGGTTCCGGTAACGTGAACGAAGGCAACGGACATGTCAGTGACTTTGAAATAGTCACTGTAGATATTGTTGCTCAGCCCAGTGCCCCGCATGCATATCCTCGTGCAATTTATGAAGGACTTCGTAATATGAAGTACGGTCATAAAGTGTTAGAGATTGCCAAGGACGCAGGACAGAACAGCAAGGTACAGAGATACTTGCGTGAGGAAGTAAAACGCCTTATTCAAGATCTCAAAATTAAGGAGTAAAGCATGCTAGATGCAATCAAACCATTGCTAGATAGCGGCCTGATCAATGAAGACGTCAGTCGAGAACTCAACGAAGCTTGGGAATCTAAACTAACAGAAGCACGTGAACAGGTTAGAGTAGAACTACGTGAAGAGTTTGCTCAACGCTACGAGCACGATAAGACAGTGATGGTTGAAGCCTTAGACAAGATGATGACAGAAGGTCTCACTGGTGAACTTGTTGAGTTTGCCCAAGAGAAAGCTGCCCTGCGTGAAGATCGCGTGAAGTTTCAAACCAAGATGAAAGAAAGTGCTGTGAAATTTAACAATTTCATGGTAACAAAATTATCTGAAGAAATCAGCGAACTTCGCCGGGACCGCAAGCAGCACAATGAAGGACTAGAAAAACTAGAACACTTCATGGTGCATGCATTGGCTCGCGAGATCCAAGAATTTGCCCAAGACAAACGTGATGTAGTGGAAACTAAAGTACGTTTGGTGCGTGAAGCACGTGGCAAGTTGGAAAATCTCAAAGCACGTTTTGTAAAAGAAAGTGCTGAAAAAATGAGCCGAGCTGTTAGCCATCACTTGAAGGCTGAACTTAGTCAGTTACATGAAGACATCCAAACTGCTCGCGAGAACAGCTTTGGTCGTCGTATCTTTGAAGCGTATGCTGCGGAATTTGGTGCAACTCATCTCAATGAGAAAGCCGAAGTTCGCAAGTTGCAAAACATCATTGCCAACAGAGAACATCAACTGTCCGAGGCCATTAAACTCAGCCACAAGGCGAAAGTCTTGGTTGAGTCCAAGGAACGTGAAATACGTGTGATCCGTGAATCCAATGTGCGTCAAAACACATTAGACGATCTGCTGTCTCCTCTTAACGAAGAGAAGCGTGAAGTCATGCGTAATTTACTCGAAAGCGTTCAGACACCTCGTCTGAAAAATGCTTTTGAAAAGTATCTACCAGCAGTATTAGCTGAAGGCAAGTCTGTGAAAGCCCGCCAGGTGATTTCAGAACATGTGTCAGAAGTAACTGGTAATAAAACTGCTCCACGTCACGATGAAGATAATGCTGACAACAGCAATGTTATCGAGATCAAGCGTCTGGCAGGGCTTTAATTTAAAGGAGACTTAAATGTCACAACAACTATTAGAAGGCCGCTGGGATGAAACCAAAGAAGCCCTTCTTGAAGGCCTAAAAGGCAACAAGCGTACCAGCATGAACGTGATCCTGGAGAACACACGCAAGTATTTGAAAGAAAATGCAAGCAGTGGTTCTACTGGTTCTGGCAACATTGCCACACTTAACCGTGTGATTCTGCCAGTTATCCGTCGTGTTATGCCAACCGTTATTGCTAACGAGTTGGTTGGCGTTCAGCCAATGACCGGTCCTGTTGGCCAGATCCACACCCTGCGTGTGCGTTATGCTAACACAATGAACGACACCAGCACTGCTCAAACCAGTACTGCTGCCGGCCAGGAAGCATTGAGCCCATTCTTGATTGCTCAAGCATATTCTTCAGCATCTAGCGTCACAGCTGGTGTTGTTGATCCAACACAAACTATCTACAGTGGCGCTAACACATCAGTGCTTGAAGGTTCCGGCGGTCGTCAGATCTCTGTGCAAATCTTGAAGCAAGCTGTTGAAGCTAAAACTCGTAAGTTGCAAGCTCGTTGGACATTTGAAGCTGCTCAAGACGCTCAAGCAATGCATGGTATCGACGTAGAAGCCGAAATCATGGCTGCTTTGGCACAAGAGATCACAGCTGAGATTGACCAAGAGATCCTGTTGAGCCTGCGCTCATTGGCCACAACTGAGTACACATACAACCAAGCTACTGTATCTGGTACAGCTACATTTGTTGGTGACGAACACGCCGCTTTGGCAGTTCTGATCAACCGTGTTGCTAACTTGATCGCCCAACGTACACGTCGTGGCGCTGGTAACTATGCTGTGGTTAGCTCTGCTGCTCTTACAGTTCTGCAAAGTGCTACAACCAGCGCATTTGCACGTACTACAGAAGGCACTTTTGAAGCACCTACAAACACCAAGTTTGTTGGTACTCTGAACGGCGCAATGCGTGTGTTTGTTGATAGCTATGCTAGCGATACTACACCTGTATTGGTTGGCTACAAAGGTAGTTCAGAAGCTGATGCTCCTGCATTCTACTGCCCTTACATCCCCTTGATGAGCTCAGGCGTTGTATTGGATCCAACTACATTTGAACCAGTGGTCAGCTTTATGACAAGATATGGCTTCATTGAATTGACCAACACTGCATCATCTTTCGGTAATGCGGGCGATTATGTCGGGGAGATAGCGGTGAGTAATTTGTCGTTCTCGTGATCGACTTGTTGCTTTGCAACTCATAAAAAACGCCCTTTGGGGCGTTTTTTGTTGACTAAAATATCTAAAAATGTTACTATTATTAGGAGATATAATTGTATCAAACTAAATAACAATATGAAACCTTATACCTATCTAATCAAACATCGACCTTCTGGTAAAGTATACTATGGATATCGTTCTGCTAATAAGACAAAACCAGCTGACGATCTCTGGAAAATATATTTTACTAGCAGTCCTAAAGTTCAGCAGTTGATTGAAGAAACTGGCGCAGATAGTTTTGATGTAGAAATCCGTAGAGTGTTTGAAACTAAAGAACAAGCAAGCGCCTGGGAAACACAAGTTCTAAAACGTTGCAAAGTATTAGAAGATGATCGCTGGATCAATCAAAATATTGCAGGATACATTGTGCCTACTGAGGAAAGCAGAAAGAAGATTAGCGACTATCACAAAGATAAGCCTAAGACGGACGAACATAAACAAAATTTAAGCAACTCACAAAAAGGAAGCAAGCGTCCGTGGTCTAAACAAAATCTTCCAACAGATACTAGTGGCGAAAACAACGGAATGTTTGGCAAGCATCATTCAGACGAAGCTAAGAAAAAAATTGGAGAGAAAAACAGAGTTCACATGCAAGGCGAAAACAATCCTATGCGTAGAGTGGAGTGGACTGACGAGCGACGAAAAGCAATGGGGGATCGTGCTCGAGGTACCAAATGGACCCAAGAAGCAATTGCTGCTCGATCAGAAAAACTGCGAGGTCAAACAAGACCTAAACTCTACTGTGATCACTGTGACAGACACATAGCAGTAGGATGGTTTCACAGACACGGTGATAATTGTCAAAGTATAAATACTGCATGACAACCCCGGGATGGGAAGTTCAAAAAAGCACCCGAAGGTGCTTTTTTGTTGGCCGAGAATTATTGTACCCAAGCTGGTAAATACATCAAAGGAAACTGTAACCATGGCCATTATCAAAACCCCCGGCGCAGGCGTTAGCCCGTACGAAACAACACCAGAAACACCCACAGTGCTTCGTGCAGCGGCTGATGGCTCTACAGTATCTACTGTTGCGGCTACCGCAGACGCTGCAACTGTTGCAGCAACTGCGGCAATTGGTGCCAACACATCAGTTTATGTGAGTGGGCAAGAAGCATTAAACAGTTTGATCACAAGTAATCAACCAGGTGTGTTTGAAGGTGCCAATGTCACAATCAACCTTGAAGAACAAAACTTCAACACTACCAATCAAGTTGTGTCTACCACAAACTATCCTGCAGGTAATACAGGAGAGATTCAATACAATTCAGGTAACAATAGTTTTGCCAGCGATGCTTTTTTAACATATACCAACAGCAATATTATAACACCAGGTATTCGTACCAACAGGTACTTGTATGCCAACGGAGCACCATTCACAGCTGGTGGTAATGCTGCAATTGGTAATTTTGTGTTTGTTGGCGATGACATGACCATCAGTCATGCCAACAGCGCATTAAACATAAACAGCAACGGAACTGGTAATATAAATGTCACTGCAAATAGTAAAACATGGACCTTTGCCGCAGATGGTAATCTAACATTGCCCAACGCTGACGCTAGTGGTTTTGGTAAAATTTATTTTGAAGAAAATAGTAGTACCATAACCTTTGGGCTGGATGATAACGGTAGCGGTCGAACTTACGGATTTGCCTGGACTGGTATAACCATGCCCAATGGTGCTTCACTGAAAGACACCGAGAGCAATGCAGTGGCATTTGGTCTAAATACTGGCCAGTCTGGACAAGGCAATAGCGCAGTGGCTATTGGTGACTCAGCCGGTAATGTTGATCAAGGTCAGTTTGCAGTGGCCATGGGCTTTGAGGCTGGTAATAGTATCCAAGGTGAATTTGCAGTGGCCATGGGATATTCGGCCGCGAGCGCCGACCAAGGCAATAACGCAGTGGCTATTGGCAGTTTTGCCGGTTCCACCTTTCAAGGTTTGGTTGCAGTGGCCATTGGTAGCACAGCTGGTTTAACCTCACAAGGTGAGTATGCAGTGGCCATTGGCGCACAAGCGGCCTCAAATGTCCAAGGTAACAACTCAGTGGCCATTGGTACGCAGGCCGGATTTGATACACAAGGTGCTAATTCAATAGCCATTGGTGCCCTTGCAGGTGAAAGTGCTCAAGGCAATAATTCAATCATATTGAATGCTACTGGTAATGCACTGAATCAAACCACAGCCAATTCATTCACAGTCAAACCAGTGAGACAAGGTAATACAGCGAATGCCTTATATTATGATGCATCTAGCGGGGAGATCACATACGCAGCCATTGGCAATGGATTACCCTTGGCCAACGGGACTTCAAACATCAACATTGCCACAGCCAATGGATCACCAACATGGACCTTTAGATCAGATGGTAATTTAACATTGCCCACAGCAGGTAATATTGTGGGTGCTGTCAACATCATTGGCAACGGAACAGGTAATTTAGATATTGTTTCCAACACTAGAAACTGGAGTTTCAAGTCGGATGGTAACCTTGTGTTGCCATTGGCCGGCAATATTGTCAACAATGGCAATGTATGGACCTTTGGCTATGATGGTAATCTAACATTGCCCGGCAATATCATTGGCAATGATACCATATATATTGACAACCGTGATTCGGGCAATACCGCAGACATACAACTCTACTCAGCCGATGACATTACGTTACAGGCCCGTGATCGTGCTATAGGATCTACCAGTGAAGGTGGCG